TAAAGGTGTTACATCTATGCATGCTCATTCTATGACTTCTATGTACTACGAAACTGAAGAATCCAAGACGGATTTTGAACAAGGTTCTGTGACGGATGTGGAGTACAATTCTGGCATCATCGTCCGTTCACAGAATGGTAAGGTGATACGTACCTTTGGTAAACGGTTAGTGGGGGAAGACCTTGTTGACCAGTATTCGAGAAAAACTTAATGAAGAAAACTAATCCGTTTGACTTTGTAAAAGCAGTATCACATACTAAAAAAGATATCATGGTAGATGATATCGAAGAGAAGCAATACGCCCCCTTCTTAACTAACAAAGCATTATCTTATCATCAAGACGCAGTTTATTTTGCAAATGAAATGAACATTCGTCACGGTGTGGATAACCGCCTTCAATACCTTTTTTATCTAAATATACTTAGGAAAAGACAAAGATTTTCTTCTTGGTCTAAACCCTACAGTAGTAATAAGTTAGAGACGATAAAGGACTATTATAAAGTAAGCAATCTAAAGGCAAAAGAATATGCTGATGTGCTTACAGATAAACAAGTTCGTGAGTTGAAAAAGAGAATGGTAAAAGGTGGTAAGGATTATGGAAAGTAGTTATGAGAATGAAGTCAAAGACTTAGTCGAAGTTACATTTCCCGAAAAAGATGATTTTTTAAAAATACGTGAGACCCTCACTAGGATTGGTGTCGCCTCTAGAAAAGACCAAGAGTTATACCAGTCTTGTCACATCTTACACAAACGTGGCCACTACTACATCACACACTTCAAAGAACTGTTCATACTGGACGGTAAACCTAGCAACCTAGACGAGAATGATATTGGTAGAAGAAATACCATTATTAATCTTCTTCAGCAATGGAACCTCTTGAAGGTTCTAAAACCAAATGTAATTGTAGAACCTACTGCACCCCTATCCCAAATCAAAATCATTCCTTTCAAAGAGAAAAAGGACTGGGTTTTGACTCCTAAATACAATATTGGCAACAATAAGACCATTGATTAGATAAATATCCCTACGAGGATATAATCATGGTTGGTTTCTTTTTAACAATACTTAAAAACATTGTAGTCAAGTTGGCAACAACAGGCGCATTTAACTTTATGATGCCTACACTATTGAAATTTGATAAATGGTGTGAAGATAAGATTGGGTTAGATATTATAAAACAAGAGCAAAAATGGGGTCAGAAATACCCACTGCTCAAAAAACGTATAGAGACCTTAGAAGAGGAAATCAATAAACTTCAGTCTCGCAAATAGGAGAACTTATGTTCAGTTTAGAATTTATAAAAGGATGGGTTAAATCAAGATTAGCAGAACGTACCTCATGGGACGGTGCTATGATTATTGGTATGTCACTGTTAGTATTAGCAGCTGCACCTATTGTTAAACTGTTGGCTTGGCCAGCATTAGGATTCGGTCTTTGGACTCTTGCAAAAGAAGAAAATTTACTGTAATAAATAATTAAAAATAATGGAGAATATTATGGAACCTTCTGATGTATATTTAGGATTTATAGTTCTTATTATCTTGGTGCCACTGTTTTTAGTCTTTAGTGACAAAAATATACTTGGTCGTTTTTATGAAGATTGGGCGAGTAGATTTACCGAAACCCCACCTGTACAGAAAGAAGTTAAGAAAGAGAAATCTTTCAAAGCTCCAACTGCACAGAAACTTATGAAGTTCACAAAGAAGGAATTGATTGAGTTTGCTAACAACAATAACATCGTTGTTACGTCTTCAAAGACTAAATCTGAGATTATAAAACAAATCAGAAAATAAGTATAAGGGACAGTGGATTATGTAGTAATGCATAGTCTCTAAAAACTGTCCCTAAATACTACTCTCACCAAGTCCAAACCTATAAATAGGTGTATGGACATATTTCAATTCTTAAGTGAAGTTGGTATCCCTATCGGAACAGCGGTAGTGATGGCATTCTTTATCTATCTGACGCTCAAATATATATTTGAGTCCGTCCTAGGTCAGATAGCATCCACAGAAAATATCATTAACATGCTTGAAACACGAGCACGTGTAATGAACAACGACATAATTAAAATAGATTTACTAGTTAGTAGCGCATTGGAACTCACCCCACCAATTGATAGAGTTGCACGTGCAGAAAATTTTGTTGAGGATGGAACTATAGACGCTAGAAGGGACTAATCTTTATGGGTAACATTGCTCAACTAATAGCAGAGTTCGGTTTCCCAATGGTTATGTCTATGGGTATGGGGTACTTTATATGGTATGTGTGGAAATTCATCACCATAGAAGTCAAACCCGCACTCGGAAGAATGTTCACCGCAAGTATAAAATTGACAGACCAACTTAGAATGTTAGACCAAGACATGCTTCGTTTACAACAAAAGGTAAACACAGTCTTAGAGTATCGTGAGCGTCAAAAATTAATAGAGGACGCTAAGGAAAATAAAAATGAAAATTGATAGTGGAACAAAAATTGCATTAATAGTGTGGTTAATGATATGTGTCGTTTATCCGACACAAGCGGACGAACTTGTCCACAAATTTAAGAATCCGTCATTTAGTGGACAGGGAACTTCCGCTCATTATTTGACAATTGAGAATCAAGAAAAGTCTAGAGCAGATAAGATTGCTGAAGACATAAAGGCAGCTCTGCTGAAAGCAGAGAGAGAAGCTGATAATACAACCCTTGCTAAATTTATTAGAAATTTGGAATCACGAATCTATGCTCAGCTATCAAAACAATTAGTTGAGAATATGTTCTCAAATGAAGAAGGTGCACAGTACGGTACGTTTTCATTAGAGGGTAATACTATTACTTATGAAGTAAAGAATATATGTAATGCTGATGGTTTATGTGACGATTGGATAGTCATGACCATTGTGGGTACAGACGGAACTTCAACTACGATTGAGATTCCAATAGGGACTGGTGGATTCTAATGAAGGGGATTTTGTCCACAGTTTTACTGGTACTCTTAATGACTGGTTGTGCGGGTATTCCTGTAATGAAGGATTCCTGTACTACACTGGTAATGAATGCAGTTGGGGAGTGTATTGAAGACCCCGAAGCAATCAAGTTGCCTGCGTATGCATTATTATTAGAACTGCCAGCAGCTGAGGTTATGCCAGTTATTGCAGTCTATGGGTTTCAAGACTTAACAGGACAAAGAAAAAGACAAGATGGAGTCGCAACATTTAGCACAGCAGTTAGTCAAGGTGTTACTGCAATGTTGATAGACGCACTCAAAACTGCGGGTGGTGGAACATGGTTCCGTGTAGTTGAGAGAGAAGGAATAGACAATCTTGTGCGTGAAAGACAAATAGTCAGAAGCACAAGAGAACAATTTAAAGGGGAAGGAAACGAGAAGACTACAATTCAACCCCTACTTTTTGCTGGTATTATATTAGAAGGTGGAGTCATCGGATATGATACTAACATGGAAACAGGTGGCCGAGGCGCAAGAACGCTTGGCGTAGGGCACTCGACTGCTTATCGTAGAGATACGATTATTGTTTCCTTAAGAGCAGTTAGTACATTGACTGGGGAAGTTCTTATGAACGTTCAAACCAAGAAAACTGTACTAAGTGTATCTCAAGGATTCGATGTTTTCAAATTTGTTGATATGGATACCCAACTCATCGAGATTGAGGACGGTGTGACAAAGAATGAGTCAGTGACATTTGCAACGAGGTCTGCTATTGAAGCAGCTGTTCTTCAAATGATTTATCAAGGACATGATAGAAAATATTGGAAAATACTGGGACGAGATGCACCTCATAATGATGACGAAATAGTCATCGGGGAAAACGAAAATGAAGAAGAATCATAATTTAAAATATGCAGTAGCACTTTTAATGACGATGTCTGTTATGCCCCTTTTAGCTGATGATGATAACGAGATATTTCTACAACAGTCGGGTGATACATTAGTATTAACAATCGACCAAGTTGGTTACGGAAATAAATTTGGTGGAACCATTGCGAATGGTTCAGTTGCAACCGATATGATTTTGACAGGTACAAGTATTACTTTCAACCTTGACCAAATCGGTAACAGCAACCAACTATTTGGGCCTGCCATTTTAGACAGCAGTACCATCGACATGACGTTTACTGGTGATAGTAACGTCTTTGATTGGAATATAGGATATGTGGGTGACTCTGATAACTCAGACATCGACATATCAGTTACAGGTAGCAGTAACACTTGGGATTATGACCAAGGTTATGCAGCCAGTGCCAACTATTTGGACATGGATTTAACATTAGTCGGTAGTTCAAACCAGTTCTTTATCGATATAGATTCAGACCAAGCTAAATGGGAAATGGATATTACTGGTAGCAGTAATAATATAGACACAAAACAGATAGATGCCTCAGACCACGATTTAGTAGTGGAACTTGATGGGGATTCTATGAACATGGACATAATTCAGTCTAGTGGTTCATGTGGAAGCAACACATGTCCTGGCAAGATTGATTTGGACTTGACATCTGACAATGCTACAGTCACGATTAATCAAAAAGATAGTTCTGATTAATGCTATTCTCTTGTCGTATCCTGTTTATGCGGATACGATAGGGGAAATAGTTGAACAAACTGGTATTGGTAATATCATTAGAGAAGGCGTGAACATTCCTTCAACCAATCTGCCGAGCGTCAACCTATATGATGAAGCAGAAACTGGTAATGGTAGAATGTTAATTGAGTTCTTAGACGAAGAAGAACTTGCACTTACAGAACATACGTTAGTGTTTATTGACGAAGTTTATTATGACCCAAATCCCGACTTGTCAAAAATGACAATGAGAATGGCAATGGGTACTGCTAGGTTTGCTTCGGGTAAACTTGGTAAAATGAATAAATCGAACATTTCGATATCAACGCCAACTGCTAACATCGCAATTAACGGCACAGATTTTACAACCACTATTGATGAACTCGGGCGCAGTCTCATTATACTTTTGCCTGACGCAAATGGTAATGCATCGGGTGAGATTGTAGTTAGTAACGAATCGGGTATCGATGTAACATTAAATGAAGCTTACAGTGCTACTATGGTATCAACTATAAGTTCGTATCCAACAGCACCTGTAGTTATCAATAATATTTCAGCAAACCTAATTAATAATATGTTTATTGTCAGTCCACCCGCTGATGTACAGACTGTTATAGATGAATCTTCAACTAAATCAGATGACGGTGGATTACTAGACGTAGACTTTTTAGAGTTCGATGGTCTTGATGTAGATGCATTGAAAGACTCTGATGGTGATTTAGAATTTACCGAACTTGATGTGGACTTGTTAGATGTAGATTTTTTACAAGACCTACTTGATGTTGTAGAAGAACTTGATAGAAGAGTAGGAATAAACAAGAGCAGTTCCAGTGGTGGAAACAATTACGGTATTGAAGGAACCTTAATAGGATTTGATAAAGATACTCAATACAACACTTTCGTAGATACTGGAAGTGGCACTGTCAAATTCTTTAGAAAAGTTGAAGGTACTATAAGTATTACGTTACCCATAGATGCTATGGCCCGAATAAATACAGTAACCAATGAAAAGGAGAGTACGATAACAATGGGTGGTGATGAAGCCATTCAAATTGAGATTCGTCAAACAAACTAATGACAACAACACAACAGCAGAAAGAAAAACTAATGTTTGAAAAAAAGAAAATCAAAGACCAAGCCGATACAATTGCTGAACAAACAAAAAGAATAGAAGAGTTCTTAAAGAAACAACAAAAATGAAAATAACTGGAACCCATTTAGGAATTGCAGTAATTCTATTGTTTTTTATAGGACAGTGCTTTGCTGGGCCTGAACATAACCATGTTCACATAGAACAAGTTGCTGATGGTAACAGTGTCAATATTAACATTGACCAAATAGGTTACGATAATCATATCGATTTTACCTTTGCCCATGCCAACAACTCATTCGACTTATCGCAAACAGGAAACGGTAACTCAATTTCTTGGGTCTCATATTGGGGTTCGGGTAAAGCATGGGGTGGTGATATTGATGGTACAGGTAACACAGAAAACGTTATACAGTTAGATGGTGCAACCTATGGTAGACACATATGGGGCAACAATAATGATGTCGATGTGTATCAAAGTGGAAATCATACACATAACCTAGATATTCATGCGGATGACACAGACCATGAACATTGGCAAGAAGGTACTGGAAGTCATTATAGTCACACGTATTATTACGGAACTGCTGACGATTCACAGGTTGATATTATGCAGAAGGGTAATGCCAATCATAATTCACAAATAACACTTCAAGGTACTGAACCTACAACCTTAAATCTATTACAACAAGGTTCAACTAATCAGACGTATAACTTAACGCAGTCATGTTTTACTGTCGGTGGTTGTTCGGTTAACGTTACTCAAGGTTCCCCCTAAATAAAAAACCCTCTAGTCAAATCCCTCTTGGGATGGTAGGATAGGCCTCATGAATAAATATAAATATATGTGTCTTGTCGTTCTTGGATTCTGTATGGGATTCTTTTCGGGAAAGGCACACGGATTAGAACTTAACATGGATGCTCATTGTCTTGCACAGAACATCTATTTTGAAGCGGGTAACCAACCACTTGCGGGTAAGGTTGCTGTTGCCAACGTTACTATGAATCGTGTTGAACACGTAAACTTTCCTAACGATATCTGTGGAGTGGTATATCAGACCAAATCATGGAGAGTTTCTTGGACAGGAAAAAAAGTTCCTCAATTAGGAATGTGTCAGTTCTCTTGGTTTTGTGATGGTAAATCTGATAAACCAAAAGACAGTAAAACATGGGCAGAATGTTTAGAAATTGCTAACGATATAATCGATGGTCATTACTTTGATTTAACGGAAGGTTCAATGTGGTATCATGCAGATTATATACATCCATATTGGGCAGACCATTTAAACCAAACTATACATTTAGATACCCATATATTCTATAGGTAAAATCTATGTATAAATGGTGGACGGTTCTAGTAACCATCGCTCTTCTAGTTGGTCTACGTGTTTCAGACCCATTCCTCATGGAGTCAATTCGACTCAACTATTTCGATTTCTTACAAACACAACAAGAACCAGTTAAAGCTAGTGATATAGTTCTTGTTGACATTGACGAAAAGGCATTAGAAAAATACGGTCAGTTTCCATTCCCTAGAGGAGTATGGGCAGACATGATTGAAAAGACGCCAGAGACAAGTCCGTCTGTATTGACAGTTACGTTTGCACAACCCGATAGATTCAAACAAGACGATAAACTGATAAGTACATTGGGGAATAGATTGACACTGCTCTCTGCCTCACCAACCAATCAAAAAGAAACAGGAAGTGCACCATACATCGGTATCGCAAAGTTAGGTAGAGGTGACCCTAGTAACTGGTTATACTCATATAAAGGTATCTCAAGTCCCATACAACCCCTACAGGAGGCGGTTTATGGAGTAGGTACTGTAAGTGCTTCACCTTCTATAGACGGTACAGTTCGTTCTGTACCCCTTGTAGTGATGGCGAATGACCAAATATACCCGTCTCTCGCACTAGAAGTGTTGAGAGTTATGAATGGGGAACAGTCTTACAACATTAAGATAACACCCGAAGTTGGTGTTGAGTGGGTGAGGATAGGAAGATTACCCCCACTCACAACAAAACCAAATGCAGACTTTAATATTGCATTTTGGAATCAGTTTGAACGAGTCAGTGTTACTGATGAACTGCCTTCTGATAAAATCCTTATATGGGGTTTGACAGCCTCAGGTCTGAGTAATCCAGTTTCAACCCCAATGGGTGCAATGTATCCCCATGAAGTACAAGCGAATTTAATTCAGACCGTCTTGACAGGATTCCAAATACAACGATTCTACTATCTTGAATTTCTAGAGATTTTTCTCGTTCTGATTTCTTCTCTAGTAATATTGGCAATGGTCTACAGACTTCCCACAGTTCTTTCGGGGATAGGGAGTCTAGGTGTCGTTGGATTGCAGGCGTATATGGGCTACTACGTTTGGATGGAGAACTTGATTTTGCTCGATGTTTTTTACTCATCTCTTGCCTCATTGTTAGTTTTTGGTCACGCATCTTTCAACAAATACTTCACTACGTATCAACTGAAAGAACAAATAAAGAAACAGTTCCAAAAATATTTATCGCCAGACATGGTTGACCAGCTCCAAAAAAACCCCGAATTATTGAAATTAGGTGGAGAGAGAAAGGAACTTTCCTTCCTTTTTGCCGACATTGTTGGCTTCACCCCCATCTCAGAAAGTTATATGAAAAGGGATGACCCCGAAGGATTAGTTGAACTTATTAACAAGTTCCTAGACGCAATGTCAAAAATCGTTCTCAAAAATGGCGGAACCATCGACAAATATATGGGCGATTGTTTAATGGCATTTTGGAACGCCCCTTTAGATTGTCCAAATCATGCAGAAATGGCAGTTAAAAGTGCTATGGAAATAGAACTGCTAACAGAAGAAATGAACAAGGAACTTAAAGAACAGGGATATGATTTACCACCCGTAGTAATTGGCACAGGTATCAATACTGGCCCATGCATTGTGGGTAACATGGGTTCAGAGGCAAGATTTGATTACTCCGTAGTAGGAGATGCAGTGAATCTAGCTGCAAGACTTGAGGTGCAAACAAGAACATTTGATACACCTATTATACTTTCGCAATACACATTAGACCAACTACCTAAAGATGTTAAGACAAAGGAGTTAGACAAGATAACAGTTAAAGGTAAAGAAGAACCTGTTACTATCTACGCACCATACTTCAAAAGAACTATAAGAAAGTTACAGAAAACCTCTTGATTTTTTTATATAAGTCATTATATAATGTATAAATACTTTTGCAATGCTCATTAGAGGTTGCACATAATAATCTTGCTTAAATTAAAAGGAGAAAAGCTATGACTATGTACGATGACGTATTCGGGAAATCATTCCCATTCGCAATTGGGTTCGACAGAACCTTTCAACTATTGGAACGTGCTTCCGCACCTTCAAATAATAACTACCCACCTTACAACATTATAAAACACGATGCAGAAAATTTCAGTATTGAAATGGCTGTTGCTGGTTTTGGTAAGGATGATATCTCAATCACTAAAGAGAAAGAGATTTTATCCATTGTTGGGGATGTTGGTAATATTCCAGCAGTAGATGAAATGGAATACATCCATAGAGGACTTGCATCACGTTCATTCAAGAGAACATTCACACTTGCTGATGATATCAAAGTTGAATCATCTGAGTTGCTAGATGGTATCTTGTTTGTTTACTTGAAGAGGGAAATCCCCGAAGAGGACAAACCCCAAGAAATCGAAATTTCTTAACAAAACCCTCTTTACAGGCATGTGCTTATTCAGTATAATAAGTACATGTCTCTAATATTATCAAAAGAAGATTCACTATACGCTTCCCAAGTCTTTATCGACTTCTACAATGGGTTTGACCGTATAGATGATTATCTAAGAAAAATCAAACTAGAACGAGTCGCAAACTTACCTACGTCATTGCCAGGCATGGGGCCTGAAGATGATATGTTCAGTGACTTCTCAATGCATCCCCATGATATGGAATTTGAATGTAGAGTCTTATCAAATGACCTATATGATAACTATCTAGAAATCACTACTTCACATGCCTTGGAAAAGTCAATTCCAGGCAAGACTCTGAAGTGGGTTGTGTATGAAAAGAACACAAACAAGATTATGGGTTTTATCAGATTCGGTTCACCGACTATCAACTCTAAACCTAGAAATGATATGCTTGGTAAACCATTAGACACCATGTGTAAAGATACAATGAAGAGGTTTAATGACAGTGTTATTATGGGTTTTACTATTGTACCTACTCAACCATTTGGGTACAATTATCTTGGCGGTAAATTACTTGCAGCTATCTGTTGTTCTCACTATGCCAGAAGAGCATTAAACAAAAAGTACAATACAAAATTTTGTGGGTTTGAAACTACATCACTATATGGTTCATCCAAGACTGCTTCACAGTATGATGGTATGAAACCATTCTTAAGGTTCAAGGGTTTGACTGTATCAGACTTTGTGCCTTCTATTAATGATGAGAAGTATAGGGACTTGAAGTATTGGTTTGAAACTAAGAACGATGGTAAACCATTAGTACATGAAGATGCATCGTCTAGAAAAATGAAGACTATTCAGAAACAAATTTCTACTATAAAAAACTCACTAAATATACATGACAAAGAAAAGTTAGCAGAGTTCAAGAAAACATTTGAAGATGCGAAACGTCTCACCGAAAGGAAGAGACAATACTTTTCAAATTATGGTTATGAGAATGTGGTCGATTATCTAAATCTAGAAACGGACACCCTCAAGAAAGCACCAAACTATGACCGTTATGAGTTAGAAGGTGTTGTTGAGTGGTGGAAAAAACTTGCTGGTAAAAGATACGACAAACTTAAATCAGAAGGCAGACTCAGAACTGAATTAGAAACATGGAACGTCAATGCAGAAGACATTGACATAATTCGATAAGTTAAGCGGGTGTCGTATAGTGGCATTACAAGAGGTTTCCAACCTTTTGACGGGAGTTCGATTCTTCCCACCCGCTCCAGTTTTTTATGAGTAGAAATATACCAATCACAGCTGTTGACCAATATGACTTCCTTGAACATCGAAGAGAACAGGAGAAGAAACATTGGGACAAACAAACTAAAAATCTCAGACCTCTTGATTCTATTTTAACAGTAGAAATTAATACTACTGAGTTATGTAATAGAACTTGTGCATTCTGCCCAAGACACGACCCAAAAATATTTCCCAATAGAAACTTACACCTTACAGTTAAAGGTGCTACAACAATTGCTGAAGAATTAAGTGATAATAGTTTTAATGGTAAGATATCATTTAGTGGTTTTGGCGAAAACCTTCTCAACCCATGGTTCCCCGAAATTGTAAAGATTTTTAGAATCAATTTACCTTATGCAACTATAGAGTGTAATACTAACGGTGACAAACTAGATGCAAACTATGTAACTAATCTATTTAAGAGTGGGTTAGATTTACTCTACATCAATCTATATGATGGCATAGAACAAATGCAACACTTTGATGAGATGCTAACAGAAGCACGAATTAGAGAAGAACAATATAAGTATAGAATGCATTGGGGTGACTTTGAGAAACATGGTTTGATTCTTAATAACCGTAGCGGAGTAATGGATTGGGTAGGAGTAGAGGAGACTGCAATTGAAACACTTAAAGGTAAACCGTGTCATTATCCTTTTTATAAAATGTTTGTTGATTGGAATGGTGATGTTTTATTCTGTTCCAATGATTGGGGCAGAGAACATGTTGTAGGTAATCTATTGACCATGTCATTACATGATGTGTGGTTCAGTAAACCCATGACAAAGATTCGTAAAAGATTAATGAAGGGTGATAGAAGTCATTCGCCTTGTAATAAGTGCAGTGTAGATGGTTCGCTGTTTGGAAAACCATCATTTGATTTGGTAACAGAATATTATGAAAGTAGCAATAACAGGAACTAGTGGTTTAGCAAAAACCATTCTAGATACATTAGAATCAACTCCATACAAAGGTGAAACTATAGAAGTGTTCACCCCACGCATAGAAGATATAACTATGAATGGTGACCTTTGGTGGGGGTGGGAAAATGTTGATGTGTTAATTAACTTTGCTCATGATGATTTTGAACAAACAAAGATTTTAGAAATAGCCCATAACGCATGGGTAGATGATGACAGTAAATTCATTATCAATTTTTCATCACGTGCAGCTCAACCAAACATATCTAAGGGGTATCTTTACGCAGCTGCAAAAGCATCCTTGAACCATCTTGCAAATAATTATCAGTATAATTCAGATAAACGATACAAGATGACTACGTTATGTTTAGGATTATTAAACTCACCAATGCCAAGTGTATCTAGGAACGATGTCGCTGGTATGGTTTATAGATTGATTACAAGTTATCCCGAACTTGAAGTAGCAGAGATGACGGTTCAGGCACATCATAACTATAGAGAGTCACAACAGTTAAAAGAATTTCAACGGGGGACAACACATTGAGTATGTTTGAATCATTCTGTAGGATTGTAGAAAATCCTAATCAAAAGGACGAGGAACACTATGCAATTGAAATTGTTAAAGGTGAATTCACTGGTGTGGTATGGCAGTTTGGTTCTGTTGAGTTTGTAGATGGCAAACCCGAACTTAATTTCCAAAGAACTATTAGAAGAGTGCCCGAAGGAATGTCGATTGAAGAAGTGGAAAAAAACGAAGACCTAAATAACTTCATGGGAGATATCCTAGTGGAACTCCTAGAAGAACAAGTTGCGAAAAGCGAGGAAAAAAATGAATAGAGAAATCTTAAAAGAACAGATTAAAAGACATGAAGGTGAAGTGCTAGAAGTATATGCAGATTCACTTGGATACCTAACTCTAGGTGTTGGTCATTTAATCAAAGAAGGTGATGCGGAACACGGACAACCTGCTGGAACACCAGTAAGTCAATCTACTGTTGATGCGTATTACGAAACAGACTTTGACAAGCATGTCGAAGAAACAATTCATGTATTTGAATCAAAAGGTGGGTCAGACTTCTACAGTTTGCCTGAAGATATCCAACACGTGTTAATCAACATGACATTTAATTTAGGCGCATCTAGATTCGGTAAATTTAATAACATGTGGAAAGGTGTTGTATCTGAAGACTGGGAAAGAGTCGCAGTTGAAATGGAAGATTCACGTTGGTTCAAACAAGTAGGAAGACGTTCAGTCGAACTACAAGAAATGGTGAGAGCGGTATAATGGCAGATTTACTCAGAGCATTGGAAAAGAAATATGAAGGTGACATAGCAGTTCACACTGCTAATATCATGGTGTATCAAAGTAATCCTGCTGGTATAGGGGAACACCCCGACATAGTACAAGCAATGGATTCTGAGGTACACAAACTGGCAGAAGCAAAAGACAAACTAAACACTGTCAGAGAATTGCTGTTTCCTACTAGAAAAACACTTGCAGAATAGTTAATACTGTAGTATACTTACAGTATGGATTTTTACACTAATGTAGCAAGAACACGTGACAAGATATTGGTAACAGGATATCAA